GGACTTCAAAGCCGTCAAACTTGCCCAGAGGAATAAGAGACATTAATAGTTCTTCTTCTAGTGCTTCTCCTGTAGATGGAATCATTCCCCCTAAAAATCTAGCTGTGTCATCACCCGCGTCAATAACAGCTTCCCCTATAGGCCCTAAACGATTTGGGGGAAAAGAATCCATCCATTGTTCAACTTCGTCTTTTGTGGGATAGGCTTCTTTTACGGCTCTAGCAGGAGTAGTAAGAACTTCAGTTAAAGCTCTAAAATTAGAATCTTCAAGCTCTTGTTGTCGTTGACGTTCTACTTCCTCCCAATCAACTTTACCAAAAGGTCTACCGTTTGCCATTGTTTTTCTTTACCTTAATTTTAACCTTACGTTTAACTTTCTTTTTCTTTCGTTTAGGTTTACGCTTGGAGGGAGCCATTTTTGTAGTACTGGCCAACCCTCCCCACGTAATGTTCGGTGTAGCGTTACTCATTTTCTTCCTGCTGCATATGATGCCTGTATTGCTCTCCTCATTTTTGCTGGTATCCCTCTATATTGTTTTTGTTCTTTATCAACACGCCGTGGTTGTATTTGTGTTCTAGCTCTGTCAAGGCTTTGCTTATTTTGAAGATCCTCTATTGCATCCATTACTTCATACTTTTCAGCTGATGTGCCAGCTAATCGAAACTTTGTGTAAAGGTCTTCTATCTGTTTACTAACAGGATCAAAAAGATTTGCCATAAAGCTAGAAAAAGTTGGAGGACCTGCTTCCATTTGCGGTGTAGGCTTTGAACTAGCTATTTTCTCCATACTTTCCCTGACTCTAGTCTTACCATCATCATCAACATACACCTCAAAATCAGCTAATGGATTACCTGCCGGAATCATAAACTCAGGACGATTCTCCATAAACTCTGCAAACTCTTTTTCATCGACTGACCTGTTCATGTCTTGCTCTGGTTCCATAGCGGCAAGTTCATCAAATTTTTCATTCCAATAAGCTTTACTTTCAGCAGATGTATCTACTTCCTCCTCATCATCCCATGGTCCAAGAAGTTCTTTACGCTGTGCGTTATATTTCTGTGCAAACTCACCATCGGGATTGTCTCTCAGTTCTTTTTCTTGTAATGCAATATAAGTTTCAAAATCAATACGACCATCATTAAAAGCTTCTAATAGCTCGTCCATGCTTTTTCCTGATACGAATATATCAGTCATTTCTTCAGGTGAAAGCGTCACTTCTGACATATCAGAAGAATTTTCTGGCGCTAAAACTTCTTCTGTAGGTGTTTTATCATCAGGCATAGCGCCCATATCTTCCATTTGCCCAAATATTGTAGTCCAGTAATCTTCACCAGCAAAAGGCTTACGTTCACCTGTAGCTCTTCTTTTTCCTGCCATGTTCGCTAGTCGTGCTTGTTTACGTCTAAAATCTGATCTATCTTGATCACTTTTTGCTTGACCTTTAGTTTGCCCACGAGCTGTTATCTCATTACGTCTTTTTGCTGCTTTTTGTTCTTGGTCAAGTTTTTCAGCTGCTTCTTTTTTAGCTTCTTCCGTAAGTGTTCTTGGTCGACCAGAACGCCGCTCACCAAAAGATTGTTTTTCATAATCAGAAGGTTGACTTAATACATCAGCCAAAGCGCGACCTATTCCTGTGTCCTCAAAAACATTTCCACGTTCAGATCTACCTTGCTTTTCTCTAATTCTTTTTCTTTGTTGCATACTTGGTGGCATATCAATAACTCCTATCGTTTTTTACGTTTACGCGCTACAGCCGCATTATCTACTAAATTAGGATACTTCCTACCTGCTTTTTTCGCTCTTGCTTTAGCTGCCGATTTCTGTGCAGGTGTTAAAGACTTACTCTTTTTCTTTGGATTCTTTTTATCCCAAAACGCTTTAGCCATTAATAACTCCATATCGTTGGACGTGGAACATGAAAGTTATCCTCGTCTGAAATCGTGTCTAAGTGAAGAAACCTGCCATCACCTTTCTGTTTAATGCCTATTCCAGTAAACCCATACTTCATAGCTCTTGCTAACACTTCATATGCTAACTCTCGATCACAAGCAATATCAACTGCTTTACCTGTTGTATGAGCACCTCCAGGCTTTCCTCCTTTTATTTTAGCCGCCTCTATAGGATGAGAGACATCACGATAACCAGAAGTAATAGTCAAGGGACGCCCTAAGTCACTACGCAACAACTGTAACTTATCCATAAAACTCTCATCAACAAAACAAACACCAGTTTCCTTACACTTCATCTCATTAACACTAAAATTCGGCCACCGATCTTTTGGCCATTCACTTGGATTACTAAATGTTCCCATAACTGTGTTTCACCCTGCAATAGAGTTAAGAGGCTTCTGCTTCCGCAGCTTGCCCACCTTCACTTGGAGCAACACCCTCAGCAAAGGCTTGTGGATTAAGAGGTCCAATTCCCGTATCCGCGTTTTGTCCTGCTGTAACTGCATCTTGTGCAGCTTGTGCTTGTGGATCAGCAAACTCAGGTGCTTTTCCTTCTTGTGTTCTGGCCATTTTTTGTTGATTTACTTGAGCTGCTTTATCTTTCCCTTGTTGTTGTAACATCTCACTGGCATACTCCAACATTGGAAGCAACTCATCTACTGTCTCTTCACCAAAACCACGAACAAGAACACGTCTTGCAAGTTCAGGTATATTCGGAGGAAGTCCAAATGATTCAACCATAAGAGGCGTTAAACCAGAGAATAAATTCAACAAGTCCATAAACTGCTTTCTCTCTACATTAATAGCAGCTGCATGACTAGTAACATCCATAGTTGTCCAATATTCACCTCTGGCCATTTCTGGTGAAATCTCAACAAAGCTAGAGGCACTACGATCAATAAAGAAAAGTTGATCTGGCAAGTATTGTAAATCCATTTGTAACATCTTACGTGCTTTGCGAACTTGAAATTCTGTCAGCAATGCACTACGTCTATTCTCACGACTTGTGTTACGTTTTTCCATTATACTTGCTTCAGTCGCCGTGTCTACTCGTGGCATAGCAACTGGCTGTGGCGTTCCTACAGACCTATCAAACATCTGTTGGAGAAGTGCCATCATTTCATTTTTCTCGTTTGGCACTTGTTGAAAAGGCAACGGCAATAACGCATTCGCAGCTCCACGTTCTGCAAGGCCAGGAACTTCTATAACGCTTCCATCAGGTGCATCTAACATATCCGCTATTACAGTTTTGTTGATCCCTAATTTCGGATCAACAAGCCACACGTTCTTTTGTTTTCGTATAGTGGAAAGAAACGAATCAAGAATTTCATTTATAAGAGCTTGTGTAGTATCGCCTCCACCAAGAAGCAACGTAGGAAGGTGATACCAACTATCCATACCAGAATGATAAGAAACAACTTCTACAGGATAATCATCTATTCTGTCATATGGCCACTCTTCTTCCTCTTGTATAAAAACGTCTGAGCCTTCTACAATAGTTATAAGAAGATTTCTAAACTTCCCTTCTGCTACAGGAAAATTCCTTGCCCATATTTCCCATCCACGAACTACATCAAAACCATCTTCTACTTCTTGTCCTTCTTCATACTGTGGAGCATCTGCATATCTGCTTGGCTCTATTTGATCTGTGTTTTTATAGCCTGGATTAGCTTGTACTTCAGCTAACGGAAGTTCCCAACCAAAAGCAATCCAACGAGCATCACTTGGCCCTTCTGTTGCAAAAGGATCAGTCAAAAACATATCAGGCCTCCATCTTACTGCATATGGAGCACCTCTGCGTATGTTGGTATTTGCACTAGGCTCTGACCGATCTAAGAATTGTTGATGCAATTTTATGTGGTTATTTAAAGCAGTTAATAAAGGAGCATTTTTACCTTTTCTGCCTTGTGCTTTAAGCGTCTTACGCAACTCTTTATGCGCTTCCAAATGAAAGACATGATCGTCATCAGGCCCCACTCGTAGTGGTTGCCCAATAGCCAAGAGAGTGTTTTCTTCTTCTGGATCTTCATCGTTATCTAACGCTCCCTCTAATTCAGCTACTAATTCTTGTTGCAATTCTTTCTCGTCTAATGTATACCCAATTTTAGCTACTCCATAAGGATTAAGAAAAGCATCAAGAACTATTCTTTCATCAACACGTAGTTGATTAGTCTCTCTATACCGATAATTAATAACTTTTTCAGCCGCTTGAGCATAGCTTAAACTTTGCGGATCATCCTCATCCATTCTTTCAGCCGCATTCCTATTTTGCGGGTGTACTCTAAACATAGGAGCACGATCAAGCATGTTAGCAATAGACTGGTCAATCCAACCGAATATAAGACCGCTTTTAGTTCTTCTAATATGGTCTTCATCGTAATCATCCCCTTCAGTTGCTTCACGATCTGTAGAGGCTTCATTATAATATTGTTTTTGTAATACCTCACAAGCCTCAAATAAAGGCATTGCTTTTTGTTGGCTATAAGCAATCTGATTTTGCCAATATGCCACTCTTTCTTCTTCTGTATCAGGATACATATTTTACCTGTTCTGAGTCCCAATCTTCATCTAACGGACTCTTTTCGGGGAAGGGGAGAACTATGGCTCCTCTATGCCAAGCTCTGCCACGCCTTCTATCGCTATTCATATTACGATAATCATCAAAAGTTAACCCTTGCACTTCTAAATTAAACGATCCTTCATCTACTGGATCTAAACCTTTAGCAACAAGCAGATCATCCAGTTTCATACCTATGAGAGCGAAAGCATCTACTTGGTCATCATTCTTACCATTAGGGAACTTTGTCAACTCATATTGAAAATTGGCAAGCCAGGGAGCAAATGAGGGTGCGTGAACGTAACCCATCTGCATAGCTCCTGCAATAGACCCTGCACGCTGTGGAGAATCCTTACGACCCTTGCCTATAACCGACACATCAACACAAGATGTCCAAGCTCCCGCTTCTTTACGTGCTTTTGTAAGAATTGGCCCTATAGCTTTCTGCATATGCACCTTCTCAAAAAACCACTGTAAAGGCTCATATTCAAGCATTAAATCTACGCACTGCGAAACACCACCTAAAATGTCCACTTGCTTACGATAAACATCTATTATCCAAATATGCCCACGAGAGCAAACACCAAAAACTATATGTACTGTATAATCTCCACTACCCTCTGTAAGAGCAAAGTCACTTGCTCCATAAAGTGTTATGTTCTCTGGCAATTCGTTTCTACCATAAAGACGTAAGTCCTCAGGCTTAAATAAATCACCTTCATCTGAAAATGGCTTCTGTTGATGTACAGCCATAAAGATGTTAGGATTTCTTTTTCTTAACTGCTCTAACTCATCTTTTGTTCGCCTATTCGGACCATCAGGAAGAAGTGGTTCACCTTCTTCACGACCAAGAGGATCATCAGCTTCTGCTAAAGATGGAACTTTAACAATGTCCCATTCTTCTTCGCTCTCCTCATGGAGTTTTTCTATTCTACCACCTAAGTCATCATCGTGCCACCGTTGCATTATAAGAATAACACTTCCAGGCCCATCCTTGTAAGAACGTAGACGATTTAAAAGAACACCTGCATACCAGTCCCACACAAGTCTTCTTTGGTTATCACTGAGGGCACTTTCATAACTCTTAAAGGGGTCATCAATAACAGCAATATGACCGTGAAATCCTATAAGCCCACCACCTACACCTTCAGCTTTATATTCACCACCCTGATTCGTTTTCCATTCTGCCATAGCTGTGGCATCACTGGCTAACGCAACTTCTGGAAAGAGTAATGCGTATTTAGGATGCTGTAAAAAGTTCCTTACATTCCTACCGAAACTCTTTGCAAGAGCCTCATCATAAGAAGTCTCGATGAACTCGTGCGTGGGGTTCCTACCGAAAAACCAACTTGGAAAAAACTCACTAGAGAGGCGGGACTTGCCAATGGCCGGTGGCACAAATATA